GATCCACGGGTACAGCTAATGTCTGTCGTTGCTGCAACAGTCAACAGCCCGGTCGTAGCATTCGCCCCGGTTGCCGCCGCCATGTACGCAGTCAATGCGGCAACATCCACTAAGTTATTGGTCGTTGATACCGCTGGAGTCACCGCCCCGCCGGTCGCCAATCCGTAGGGCCGAACAGTGTATTCGTAGCCTGCGACTTGTGACCAGGGCTTGGCCGTGATCGAATAGACGGTATACGCGCCGGCATCCGTCATGGCGGCAAAGGCTTGTTGCGATTGGCCGGACTCATAGTAGACACCGGCATTGGTAAGAGTAGCCATGGGGCTTATCCTTGAGTTGAGCCGGGACCGTCCCAGCGGTAACGATAACTGCCAATATGAGCCACCTTGCGGCTGGCTACATGGTCAATGAGTGGCACAATTCCAGCACGTTGCGCCGCCAAAAAAAACGGCACATCTTCGGTTGAATAGGTCTTGGATTCATCCGACCAATGGATCGGAAACCAAGGTTGCGGAATCGCCTCAAAAACTTCCCGCGCAATCAAGGCCAGTCCAAACCCGCAAGCGCCGCACGGTTCCAGATCAGGGGATTGCGCCGTGGTGTCAATCCGGCCTTCAAAGTCCGGCGTGATCGCTGCAAACGGCGCGCCCTCGTAGCGAATCGGATAATTCGCACAGACCAGCGGTTGCCGACGGGAAGCTAAAACATGCACGGTGTCCATGTCGAACTGGATATCTTCATCGATAAACAAGACATGGGTTGCGCCTTCCTTGATCGATTGCGTCGCTAAATACTCCCGGCCATTGCTGATGCAGGAAGATTGGTAGTGGCGGAAAATCACGCTCTGATCTTCCCCTTCAAACATCCGTTGGCGCATGAAATACAGCCCGAAATTCACCAGGCTCAGGGTATGTTCAGCGCGGCAAAAGCCAGTGGTGGGGATACAAACGCTCAAAGAAATCAAGGAACTCTCCGTCAAAGGTAAAAATTAAGCGGTTTCCAGCCAATCCAACTCAATCGACACTTGTAATGCCGCGATCTCGCTACCCTCGCCGGGAGCGAAAAAGCGCGCGCCATTTTGCCGGAGCGCCGTGGCGTATCCGCCCAAAGGCGCGCCGCTCAAAAGTTCAGTTTTCAGCACTTGGCGAATGGCCGTGAGCGTGGTTTCCAATGCCGTGTGATACGTCGCGGTTGCCGCGATTTTGCATTCAATCGTGGCCGTGCGAGTGAATTCCAGGGGATACCCATAATCCGGGTCTTCCATAGGCCGGTCATCGGTACTCCACAGGGTGATGATCGGCAAATCTGCACTTGTGGTTTCCAGCGCCGCGCGGCCCGTGCGTACCGGCGCAACGGTTGCCAGTTGCGTCGCCAAATCATCTAGCGCCAGGGTTGCGTTGCTCATGCACTGCTCCGTACCGCGAACGTGCGGAAATAACCGTCGTCATTCAGCAGTTGTGCGGCAATCCATACCACATCATCTGGATACGGATCGTCATCCGTCACATCGCCCGCCACGGCAAATGTCTGTCCTACCCGCGCGCCACTGGAGGCCGCAATTGCCAGTGTCATTTGCAGTTCTGCCCGTTCGCCAAATTCGCCCACGGGCACAATCTGCTGACCGAATAACACGGTGACGGGAACCTCGTCGCCGTCCGCGTTCGTATGCAACGCGGGAACGCCGAACACTTCCGATATGATCGGAATGCCCGTATCCCGCATCACATCATCGAACAGGCTGGCCGGCATGTTAGATCGCCGCCAACGGCCCGCCGTGCAACCGGACTTTTACCGTGGTCGAGGCCGCCGTGGCGGTTTCCCAGATCGTACCGATGGTATATTTTCCAGTTCCGGCAACGCCGGAAACGGTCGTCACCTTGAGCTGGCTGCCCGTGCTGCGATACATCGCCCGTAAGCCACGGGTCTTGACGCCAGTGGCTACCGACGCCAGCGAAAAAACGCCTTCCAGCGCCAGGCCGATGACCTGTCCAGCGCCGGTAGCAGCAGTTAATGCCACGCCCGCCATGCGGTTAATGACCTTGAGTTCGCCGTTCGCTACCGCGCCAGTCGCCGTATAGTTCAGCACATCGCCATCCGAGAGAGTTTGAGCCATGAGATTTTCTCCAAGTCGAGGAAAGGCGCTGCCGATGCAGCGCCGATCAATGATTAGTTGCCGCGATACTTATGCATGGCGCGGAAGTCGAGAGCGCTGACACCAAAATCAACGCCTACCATATACTCCACGCCCTGGCCGGCCCAGTCGGGGTTTTCCCGCATGTACGGTTCAGCGATGCCGTTCAGGAATGCGACCTCTACCGTATCGTAGATATTAGGATCGCCTAGCAGATACCAGGCAGCAGTTCCGTAGGTCTGTCCGTCCAGACGCGCATCAGTGACCACCTCAAACCGGCCATTATACGGGTTCGGGGTGAGCGTCCCGGCGCTGCCGGCAGGGTCATACTGTGAGGACATCAGCGTCCGGGCGGTTGCCTCCAGTGTTACGGGAACCAGCAGATAACGCGGACGGATGTTGAGTACCCGTGTGCTGTTCGGGTCTTTCTGGAGCGCCATGGCGACCGTTGCCGTGCCTAGCGTAGTCACATTAGGCGCGGTCGCAGCAGCCACGTAGTTCTTGTGCGTGCTGGTATCCCACAGCGCGATACTGTCCTGATTCAGTGTCGGCCCAGTGCCGTTGAGCAACGCATAGGTTACATCGCCAACTTTTGCATTGGCCGCGCGGCCCATGGCGCGAGGGACAGCGGTAAAGTGACGAAGGTCGTCATTGATGATCGCTTGCCGGCTGAGTCGATACTTCTTGGCATACTGAACCAGCTTGATGGTTTCCTTGCGGTCTGTGAATTTCCCGTAGGTAATGTCACCATCTTCCGGCACTTCATCTAATCCGGTAAATCCGCTAATCCCGCTGATCTCGGCGGTCTTGAAATCGGGTAACTGGCCGCGACGAGTCCACGACTGCCACGTTTCCGGCGCTTCATCCCAGCCCATCAGCATCGACTTGGATGCAACGTTGGCTAGGATGTTGGTGAAATCCGAGGTGGTCTGCCCACTCGCCCGATGCGCATACGCCCGATGCGCCATGGCTTCATCAGAGAGATTCAGAGTCGATTCACCGATCACGCGCAGATATTCGCCGGCCAGGCTGTTCAGGCTCTTGCCGATCATCCCGCCTTCACGCGCCTTCTGAATGTCCTCGCGCTTGGTAATCATGCCGCTGCGAATGAGCAAGCCCTGAGTGCAACCTTCGCGGAACTTGTCGAGCGCATCCTGACCCATCTGCACCACGCCCAGGTTGCGCGCCTGGTTGCCGGGCTTGGCAGGGATGACTACCGGCGGCAGCCGGCCTTCGTGTGTCGCCACGCGGATGCTGTCTTGCTGCACAGCCGGTTCAATGACCGGTTCAGCTTCACCCGACAACACATCCATCAGGATTTTACGAGCGCCTTCCAGTGACCATCCCTCATCAATGGCGCGGGCGCGCAATCCATCGTAAAAATCGTTGCGGGGGATTAGTGGGAGTTCCCACAGTTCATGCAGGTCGGCAATCCGCTGGCGTTCAGCGGTAATGGCTTCAGCCGCGCCGGCCTTTTTCGCAATAACGTGTTCACGGCGCATCTTGGTAATATCAACGACCGGCGCAGCGGTCTCAGTCGTACCGGAGTTTTCCGGCTTGGTTTCATCGGTCATCGGTTTGACTCCGGTAAGTGACCTGTTCATGCCCACCGTATGATCGGCGGGGACCGTAACAACACTGGCTTCCAACAGCGTCCATCGGGTGACTCGGACGGTATCGCCGCCGGCTTCTTCTTCCCATTTGTCAACGCTGTAGCTAATTGAAATATCTTTCAAAAATCCATCTGATACATCATTCCAAACCTCAGACGCTTTCGAGTTATTTGAAAACCGTAACCGCCCGCGTAGCTTCCCATCCGTATCCAGCTTGATGCTTTCCACAATACCAATCGGGAGATCGGTATTGTGATTCCAGAGCATCGACAACCCATCTGCCGCCCGCTCTAAATTGATTGCATCGGCGCTATGCACCAACACTTCATTCCCGTAGTAACGCCGCACGGGATACTCACTCGACAACGCGGCTGGAATGGTGCGCAGGTCACGATCTATACCGGCCCGATCTAGCGTCCAGATGCGTTCAAACGTTTGTCCTGACAGGTCACGTTTCATGCCACGTTCCTTTCATCTAAAATCTGATACTTGTCGATCTGTTGCAGACAGCACGGGCAAAAGCCGGGTAGTTTCACCGGATAGGGATTGGTGTCCAGGCTAACAATCGTGATGCGCGTATCGCACCGTTCGCACGTCATCACCACGGCTTGCGGATGGGCAGGTGCAGGCTTGGTAACAGGTTTCATGCCGCCTCCTGCATATCGTCTGATTCGTCCACATCGTCTGATTCGTCATCCGGCGAGGGTGCCGGCGCGGCAACCGGCGCAACCGGAACCGGACGCACGTCCAGAGGATCAGCTTCTAGCTGCGCGTCAACCGTCGCGGGGTCACTGCCCAAATCCCGAATAACCTGGTGACGCGACCGGAATCCGGCCTCTACCATCATGGTCATCGCTTCAATCTCTTTCTTGGGGTCAATCCAAGGAATTTGTGGAGGTCTGATTTCCGGGTGATACAGACTGCGTTCGTCAACATTTTTCGGAACGCGCAAATGGCCGGATAGCCGCGCCGCGTCTACAAAATTCCGCCACACGGGCCGGTAGAATTTGGATCGCAGGTAATCGAATAGGCGGCGATAATGGGTAACGCCCTCAACCAGTTCCTGGCGCTGTGCTGAATACGTGCCGTTGTAGTTTTTCGCAATACTGGAAAAGCGCGTCCCCGTGCCACTGGCGACCGCGCGCAACATGGCTTCGCGGAAGGTTTCAAGATTAGGGTTTGGGCGCTTGGAGTCGATCAATCCGACATCTTCACCGGGCTGCAATCCATCAAAGATCAGCCCCGGCTCCATGTTGAAGGAGCGATTCGTCGTGGCATCACCATCAGTACTTGCGTTCACCACATCGGCCATGGCCGAATCGCGCCGGATGTAGGCGGTCAACGCAGCCGCAACGCGGGCGGCAATGCGCTCGCTTTCCTCATAATCTTTGAGATCGTCCAGCCGGGTTAACACGGCGTGGAAAATCGACACGCCACGGGTTTGATGCAGGCGGCGAACGAACTTGAGATGCATGGCGCGGTCGGCGGGAAGAAATACCGTCTCAAACCGACTACCTGGAACCGTGACCCGGTTGCCGGGGTGATTTTTCATCACGTAGTAACCGATAGGCCGGCCCCAACCGTCCTTCTGGACGCCATGGACAATTCGGTTTCCGGCGTCCATCAAATCGAACGGGACATAATCGGCTTCCAGCAATTCCAGCGCGTAGGGAATCCGCGATCCGAACGGCGCGGCGGCTTTGGTGACATGTTGCGCAAACACTTCCCCGTCGCGTAGCCATGAACGGCACACGAGGCGCTCCATTTCCGGCCCCGGCAACTCGCCGGTCACTTCGGGGGACTGCCAGAATTCGGCCCACAGTTCCGAGAGTTGTCGGTTCAGCGCTTCATCGGGCTTGCGTTCCGCGCCGGAAACCGCCATGGGTTCAATACCCACACCGCAACCGACGATGTTGGTCACCAGATCATCCAGTACGCCAACGGCCAGATCATGGTTTTCATCCAGATGCCGGCCATATTCCCGCAGATACTGGCGGCTGTTATCCACCACGGCGTCCGCTGATGCGTTATTCCCCCGGCGCGGGCGCTGAGAGGTAATCGCTACAGCTTCATAGTAACGCTGTGCGGCTTTGAGACGGGCTTGGCCGGCGACACGCTGCGCGGCCCAGGCAGGGTTGACCCAGGCAATGAGGCTAGTTAGCGCGTCCATGTCGCCGAAGAGTAGGGCTTGCCGGTAGACGTGCCAGTGTTAATGGCAATCGCGGTCTGCAACTGATTGATATAGTTGCGTAACTGCGGAACTTCTGCTGCGGTAAACGCGACGCGCTTATCGCCTATCGACAACGAGACGGTTTGCTTGCCAATCGACAAGGCATGGTATGCTGACTGGGCTTCAGTAAGCCAAGTTGTGAGCGTAGCGAGCGAAATTCCGGCATAGACATTCATTTTTGTAATGAACTATAAACATGCTAGAAGTCAAGCTTTTTTTTACACAATAAAAAACCCGCACGGAGCGGGTCATTGATTAGCTATGAGATTATCCGGGAATCCAGGATAGTTGCCCATGCGGCATTAACCAGCGCACATAGCCCGCCGGAGTCAGCGCATAGCCGTTCAGCTTGCCCTGGCGAATTGGCTGAATCACGCCGGCAGACAACAGCGACTCAACAGCGGCTTCATCAGCGGGTTTGGGCTGCCAGAATAGCGAACCGGCAATGGCTGAAAAGACAGCAGATTCATGTCGGGTCATGATGAATACCGCCACGGGCTACGCAACGCCCCACGCTGGCCGACGGCCCGGTGCGTCATAATCCCGGTTGCCAGTGCCCGCTGAATCCCGGTTGCGGACTCGCTGAACCGGGCGAGTCTGCCAGAGAGCGTTCCGACCGGGATGCGGTATTGGCGCGCCAATTCGGTTATGCGCCAGTGACGGTCTTCGTAGATGATAAATCGGGGACTGGGCATCGCCGTGCCTCCACAACCAAAGTTCGCAATCCATCATCGTAGGGAATGACCGGGCTGAGCGGGTCGCGTTGCCCGTACCAGTCGACAATCTCCCATTCGCAATCCTTGAGCAGCATCTCGAATTGCTCCCGGGTGTAATGCCGATGGTGAAATGGGGCGGTTTCTGGCGAATAGGGAATCACCGACTCATTGGGGACACTGCATAGCAGGCGGTCGGCGGGAATGGAGTGCAGGAACGGCTTGGGATTCGCCAAATGCTCGATCAACTCAAACGCCGTCGCCCAGTGCGCCCGCTCCGGCCAATGAAAGCGCTCGTGGTCCAGGTCTGCTTGATGATGAATGATCTGATCGCGCGAGTAATGCGTCTTGGCGTATTCCAGCGATTCGGCGCTGCGCTCCACCATGATGACGTTGTGGCCAGCATCCGCCAGGATCGCCGACCCGTAGCCAATCCCCGCGCCAAAATCCATCACGCGCCCGCTGACCTTGCGGGCGGCCCACTGATACCGGGCGATATGGTCCGGCTGTATCTGCTCCAGGGAAGGCGCGACTTGCCGCTCCCCGGACAACAGCGCGGTCGATTCTGGCGCGGCTGGCTGCCTTACCATGGCGCGAAACCGGGCGCGATTGGCGGGGATTTTTCGCGGATCGTCGCGGTATCCGTACAGCCAGTTGCGTTGATTGATGTTGAGGAATGCGGAATCACCCGGCGCTAATACTGTCAGTCCAGCAGACTCCAGTTTCCCTACCCAATAAGCGACGCATGGATGACCGTCCTCGACCACCCCGCTGCGATGTGCGCTGTAATCCGCGCCGAACACCCGGATTTCCGTAACGCCAATATAGGCGGCATAGACCAGGATATAGGCGACGCTGTTATGGAACCATTCACCGTGCATCGGGTTAATGCCGGTACGCAGCCAGTTCCAGACCTCTCGGAACGGGAAGGCGTAAACGTGCGCCGGCCAGCCGTCCAGGTTATCGGACGTGATAATAGGCCGGTCATGGTTCCAGAGCGCCGCGCCGTAGCGGGGATATTGATCGGCTTCACCCTGAATGTGGTCCATGACGAACAGCAAATCATGGCGAAACAGCGTCACTCCCCGATTCAGCGTCCATACTTCATCAACGCCTGCCAGTGAGTCAGATAGGTCATTCTCGAAACACGCGCCGACATAGGCGTTGCGTGATGGTCCCATGCAGACGAGGGCAACGGTTTTCGGTGTCTTTCCAGTCGGGTGAGTCCAGGTCAAGTGCTATCTCCTAATAACTTTCAACGGATTTAACGGCGATTCCGATAGGCGCGGCCAGGGATTCTTCTTCTGTATTGCCGCGAATCTGTACCCATCGTTCATGATCAATGATCGAGGAATACCATAACTCCCAATGCCCGCCTTTCATCTTGCGCACTATGCGAAATCGGGTCAGCCAAGAGCCGGTTTCAACGCCAAACATCTTGCCTGTTGTAGAAAAACTGATCGTTGATCTATCGTCGGCATCCCCCCGAACTATGGCGACCATTGACTCCAGAATGCGATGCTTGATTCTGATGCGTTCGGATTCTTCGTAGTCCGCCATATTTTCTTCGTATAGCGATTTGGCTATTGCGCTGGCTTTATCAAGACTTTGATGGACAGATGCAAATTGTTCGTTCAAGACTATCTCCTAATCCACGGTGAGCCAGAGGGTCTATTGATAAAGCTGTTGGGCTGGGCTTTCGGTGCGGGCTTGCTGATCGGCGTTACTGGCTGTGCGGCCAGCGCCGCCCAGTTGACGGGGCGAGAGAGCAAGGCAGCCAGGGCATAAACGCGGATGTCGAGAGGCTCATTCCGGCGTCCGTGCGGGCAAAACCATTCTCGCACCGGGCGGCCCTTGCTGTATTTCGTCCGCACCTGTTCCGCTGTCAATCCGTCAAAATAGGTTTCGTCATACGCGACCGGGAAATGACAGTACCCTGGGCCAAATTCCGCCGTGCGCAGCCGGGCATACCAGGCATCTTTGGCGGTATCGCTCCCGACATGCCAGACTTGAGCCTTGTATTTTTGCGACTTTCCGGCTTTCGGCGTCCAGATGGGGCGGGAACCGGCCATACCCTTGATGGCATAGACGTGGCGGCCTTTGCGCGCCTCGCAGAAGGCGTAAACTTGCGCCGTGTGGTGACCGCCGGAATCGACGCACGTTGCGCCAATCCGCAACATCCGGCCTTCTTCTGAGCGCCATTCCTGTTTTAACAGATCGTCCAGTTGATTCCAGACTTCCGTCCGCGCCGGGTCGCCACGCAAAACCTGATAGTCCACGCCCCAGGATTCTGGCGGTGAATCACGTCCGTCTTGTC